GCCATGAGTTTTGGTGCACTAAGTCAAAATGCCATTATGGCGCTTAATAAAGGTGCAAAAATTGGTGATTCTTTAAGAATCAGATTGCCAAACAAATATACTGTTAGGACTGGTACGGCTCTTGTGCCTCAGGACACGCAGGAAAACAACACTACGCTTACTGTTGCAACGCAGAAGGGTGTTGACGTTAACTTCACAACCGAAGAACTTACAATGAAAATACAGGACTTCTCCGAAAGGATTATAGCTCCTGCAATGTCTGTTTTGGCTGCTGATATCGAATTCGATGCATTCAATATGTATCGTGATGTATATAACCAGGTTGGTGTGGCTGGTGTAACCCCTGCTTCACTTAAAACATACCTTGATGCTAAAGCTAAATTAAACCGTGGCTTGGCTCCTAAGAGCGAGACTAAATGTCTTGAGCTTAACTCCGCAAGTTCCTCTGTCATCGTTGATGCACTGAAAGGATTGTTCCAGGACTCCTCACAGGTTTCCAAACAGTACCTTGATGGTGTCATGGGACGTGGTGCTGGTTTTGACTGGTTAGAAAATGAGTTAACCCCAACACATACAACTGGTACTAACGTATTAGCTGGTACTGTATCTGGTGCTGGTCAGTCTGGTGCTGTTCTTAATGTTACTGGTTTGACTCCATTAGCAACAATTACTGCTGGTACTGTATTCAGTATTACTGGTGTTAACATGGTTCATCCGGAAGTTAAGTCCAATTACGGAATTGTCCAACAGTTCGTAGTTACTACTCCTGTAGTTGTTACTGCTGGTGGTCTGGCTGCATTGCCAATCTCTCCAAACTTGGTCGCTGTAGGTGCATTGCAGAATGTTAATGTATTACCTGCTAACGGTGCTCCAATCGTGTTTGAATCTGGTGCTGCAAGTGCTACTCACTCACAGACAATGGCTTTCTGTAAAGACGCATTTGCCTTCGCATCTGCTGACTTGGAAATGCCTAATGGTGTTGACTTCAAGGCTCGTAAGAAATTTGAAGGTATATCTATCCGTATCATAAGAGATTATGATATTAATAGTGACACGATGCCATGTCGTCTTGATGTGCTGTACGGTTACAAAGCCATACGTCCAGAGCTTGCTTGTAGGGTAACTAACTAAAAGCAGCCTAATGAATAAAGGGGCTCAGGGTAAAACCTGAGTCCTTATCATTATAACACGGAGAATATTAATATGGGATTCCAACATTATCCAAAATATGTTAAATCATTAGATGGTGATATGGTCTTAGTTAACGATGAAGATGAAGAACTGGAAGTAGCTGGTGAAGTCGTTAAATCAGAAGAGCATACCGTTTACGTTGAACCTGCAACAAAACAGACTCAGGACGAGTTTGAATATCCAAAATATATTGACGGTACCATTGTCAATAACGCAGATGAAGAGCTGGAACTTCTTGGCGTAGAAGAAGCCGACGAAGAGCCTGTCCCAGACTTTGCTTTAGGTGATGGGGTTAACGGTCTTGATTCTGACCCTACATTGACATCGTCAACTATTGACCTTAAGCCTGGTTCAGCAACTGGAATTAGCACTGAATCGAATGTAGGTCTTGGTTCTGGTTCTGCCCAAGCTGGTATTATAGGCTCAAACATACTATCTGAAAATATTAAGGTATAACCTTAAATGGCACAAGTAACTGCAAAGAAGATAATCGATGCAAGTCTACGAAGGATAAGGGTCTTACAATCTGGTGAGACCCCTACTCCTGACGAGTATGCAGATTCACTTGATATACTTAATGACTTATTAGGTTCATTAAGTATTGAAAGGTTATTTATGCCACATACAGTTACTGAACAATTCCAGTTGATTGCTGGACAGCAAACATATACGTTTGGTCCTGGTGGTGATTTCGATTCACAGCGTCCAATATCGATACAGAGTATATATACTACTGTTGCTGATAATGTAGATTATCCATGTGAAATTATACCAAGGAAGAAATTTTTAGGTATAACATATAAGAAGTCAACATCAACATATCCATATTGGGCTACGTATCATGATTTAAACCCTTTGGCTGAAATATCATTCTATCCATTGCCTTCTCAGAATGCTATTGTTACTATAGACTCTGATAGTCAGTTGACTGAATTTGCATCTGTAGACACACAAACAGATTTACCAAGAGAATATGTAAGGTTCTTAAAATACGCTCTTGCAAATGAATTAGGTTCTGAATTTGGTAAGTCTTTAAATCAGTTTGATTACAAGTCACTTGTTGATATGAAGAAGAGAATAAAGAGTCATAATCATGAACCATTGGATGTTAAGGTATTTGGAAGTCAAAAGAAATATAATATCTACACGAGTTAATCTATGATTATAAATACAGATATAATAGGGCAAGCGTATCAGGGAAGAGATAGGTCTATAGACACGGAAAAGTGTGTAAATCTTTTCCCAGAAATTAATTCCCAAAATTCTAAAAATGTAGCATCGTTGATAAGTACACCTGGAAGTAGGCGTGCTGTAACCCTATCTGGTAAATTAAGAGGTGGTATACAGTTTAGGAGTCAGTTGTGGGTTGTTGCTGATGATGGTCTGTACAGGATAAGTTCATACGGCAATACATTGATGGGAAAGCTATCAACTAAAGTCGGAAATATAGAAATGGCTCAGAACGGAAGTCAGATTCTTATTGTCGATGGTTCATATATGTATGTGTTTAACACAAAAGGCAATAACAATAACCTTACGCTTATGAATTCTGCTAACGTTCCTCCAAACCCAACCCAGTGCGATTACATCGATGGGTTCTTCGTAGTCAATGAAAACAATACCGGAAGGTTTTGGCTATCTGAATATAATGATGGTTTAACTTGGAATGGTCTTAGGTTTGCAACGGCAGAAGGGAGTCCAGATAATCTATTGTCTATAAAAGTATTCGGAAGAAATATATGGTTATTTGGTGATAAGACTACAGAGATATGGTATAATAATGGAAACAAAGACTTCTCGTTCCAGAGGATAGCCGGCGCATATGTTGAGGCTGGTATACTTGCTCCATACTCTGTAGCAAGTACTGATAAGTACATAACATGGCTATCAAGAATGGAAAGAGGTGACGGGGCTATATACTCGTCCCAGAACGGTAATCTTGTAAGGATAAGTACGCCTGAGATAGAATCAATAATGAATTGTGCAATAACTACTGATGCTACAGCATTTACGTATTATGATATTGGTCATACATTCTATTGTATAACGTTCCCATCTCTTGAGAGGACATTTGTTTTTGATTTTTCAACTAAGATGTGGCATGAGCGTTCAACGAACGGTAACAGATGGATTGGTTCTAATTCAGTTACCGTTAATGGTCAGTTGTATGCTCTTGATTATAACTCAGGAAGAATTTTATTTATTGATAATGAGATATATACAGATGATGGTTCACCAATAGTTAGAACAAGGACGAGTAAACATAACCATAATAACAGAAGATATATAGAAGTGAACTCACTAGAGATAGAAGTGAATAAGATGCAGAACACTAATCTTGTTGAGGATCCTAAAGTATCATTAAGTGTCTCAAGAGATGGTGGATATACATTTAGCAAGGAAATGGAAAAAGGCGTTGGTCTTGTTGGAAAGTATAAAAATAGAATTAAGTTCAATAGACTTGGAACAGGAAGGGACTTTATCTTTACTATAAAAATGTCAGACCCTGTTAAATGGATATTAGTTGATGCTATATCAGATATAGAGGTGATACCAGAATGAGTATACCAACACCTCAATTTGCATCTGAAGTTATGACTAATAATAGATTTTCTATGGTTTGGATGGACTTTATACAGAGAGTTTATCAAGCTATAGGGATATTGTCATATATTAAAACAATAGTAATTAACACTCCATTCACACTAATATTACCTGGTGAAACTGTTACTAGAGATAGAAGTGAATAAGATGCAGAACACTAATCTTGTTGAGGATCCTAAAGTATCATTAAGTGTCTCAAGAGATGGTGGATATACATTTAGC